TTAGCAGCATGAATAAATCAAAGAAAAGGACCTGGAAGAAAAGAAATAGAGGTGGTCGATGAGTAGAAAAGATCAAATAGACGTTAGCTCTAATAGCAAAATCTCAATGCCTATTTTTAATCTTTTGGGGATCATCGCAATGGTCGGAACAGTTACGCTTATGTACAGTTCTATAACTCAAAAGATTACAAGCTTAGAGACAAGCAGAGAACTGATGCAATCTGATTTACTAAAAGCATCAGATCAAAAGCCTGTGGACCAGGAGCAATTTTTGATCCAGGAAGGATTGGCTAGTGATTTAGAGAAAACAATAAAACGTGTCGATGACATGATGCACAATGGAGTGAATATATCCAGAATGATGAAAGATATAGATAGATTAAGAACAGATGTTGAGGATCTAAAGAATAAGGTAAGAGAAAATGGAAGTAGTCATTAGTCTTTTATTATTTTTAGGCGATCCACCACAATTAAAAGAACACTTATTAATGAGTTCAATGTCTGAGTGTTTGAAAAGAAAACGTCTATCTATGCGCTCTACTAACAACGCTGACTTCAGATGCAGCCGAGTTAAAGCAGTAGTTAAAGATGGAAAAATAATAAGCATATCAAGTTTAGATTAATGGCTATTAGAAGAACAACTAAAGGTAAGAGAGCAAATTACAGACCTACATCTAAAGGAGCTGGAATGACAGCTAGAGGTGTAAGAGCTTATCGAAGAGCCAATCCAGGATCTAAATTAAAGACAGCTGTAACTGGTAAAGTTAAGAGAGGATCTAAAGCTGCAAAAAGAAGAAAAGCTTTTTGTGCAAGATCAAGATCTTGGACTGGACCAAGAGGTAAAGCAGCCAGACGAAGATGGAAATGTTGACCATCTAAACGAAATTCATACATGCGAAAAAAAAAGGCTAAGGTAGTCATAGCTCCTGTTTGCGATTTTTGCGGACAGAGATCAGAGACATTTGTTGTTAATGCGGAACATAAAACATTCTGTTTAATACAAACTCCAGGTTATCCAGCTGAAAAAGATTGCATGGATGATTACATAAGGAGAAATAAAAATGCCAAAACACTACAAAAAGAAAAAGAAAGCAGCTTACGGACACAACAAAAAATCAGCTTTCAAAACAAAGAAAAAAAAGAAATAGTAACTAACAAAAAAACAGCTCTGAAAAAGCTGGATGAGTTAAGACAATTTCTTAATAATAAAAACAAGAAATCCTTTCAAAAAACACCTTCCTTATAATTCTCACCTTTAAAAATGACTCTAAAATAGCGGTGCAAAAGCTATATGAGATTTTCTCATTTCATGTTATAGAGTAAATAACTTGGAGCTGTGATTTGGTTTTTTAAGTTCGCAACTTGCACCATTTTTGCACCGAAAGTTTTTGACAATAGCAACAAAGTAAAATAAATATTGCTAGTCTTAGACATTCCTCGGTAGCTCAGTTGGTAGAGCAGTTGACTGTTAATCTTACCTAACCACTCACCTTCAAGTTGTTACATAAACTAACAACAAATGAAAGGCTAAATGTTTGGACTTTATAGGATCAACCTCAAGTTTTTATATTTCTGCACCATTGTTGCACCACAAAAAAAGGTGCATCAACTCTTGCACGTTATATTTAGAGTAGTTGACCTTGCATAATAAGCTCTGAACTTTAGAAGATATATATGTCAATATATAGAGTAACACCAAAAAGAGGTAAATGGATTGTTCTTAGAAAAGTAGATCGAAAGACTATGAGTAATTTTCCATTTGCTACTAAAACAGAAGCTAAGCAGTTTATGGCAAATCTTGATGCTGCTGAAGCTGTAAAAAATAACAAGATCAATCAAGTTGCTGTTAGAGGTCTAAGATTTGTCGATGCTTTTGCAAATTTTGCTGAAGCTAAGAAGAATGAAAATTCTGCTGACAAAGGTATTAGACAAGCATCTGCTAATAGATATGACATCACTTACAGATTAAGAATTTTAAAATATTTAAAAGGTCCTAATCGTATTGATGAATTATCTGAAAATAATAAAGTTAGTAATGATGAAGATGTGTTGCTTTCAGATTTTGGAAATAAGCACATGAAGTCTTTTTTAATGAAAGCATCAGATGATGGAGTTCCATATAAATCTCTTATTAATGCAGTTAAAGATATTAAGTATTTTTTAAGAGAAGCTAATGCTGATGGATTAAATCCTAACATGAGTATGACTACTTTCCAGGTTCATAAATTTGGTTACATAAAACCAAAAGATGATGATCAAAGATATGGCAAGGAAGTTGAAATCTTAGATGATGTTAAGATCCTCAAGATGTTGGTTAAATTAAAATCAGAGTTTGGTACAAATACAAATAGCACAAATACTTTTGCTATTGTTTGTTTGCTGTTTCTGTTTGGATTAAGAGCATCTGAATTGTCTGCTTTAAAGAAAGCAAATGTGGATTTAAAAAAGATGCTTTTGCATATCAAAGGAACTTACATTCCAGCAGAAGGTGGTTATTTAAATCAAACTAAAAACAGAGGAGCAAGAAGATCAATTCCTATTGATAAGAATGCTGCTCAATTTTTGACTGAATGGTTAGAGTATTTAGATGAAAATTATAAATATTCTGTTTGGTTATTACCAAGCGACAGAGGTAATGGTCCATTAGGTTATAAATATATTAATGCTCATATTTGGAAAGCTTATGCTGCGATGGGACTAGCTGACATCACTTGTAAAAGAGATGGTCATGTAGTTATTAATTCATCTCCGCTTAAAGGTTCTCCAACTAAAATGTTTAGACATAGATTAGCATCACACTTGATTGCTGCTATGAATAAATTTGGAGTGTTAAGTCAAAACCAAGTTAAGAGTATTGTTGGTCATACACAATTCTCAACTACTGCTGGGATCTATGGTAATAAACTTGTTGCTATGAGTAACCAGGCAAGATCAGAAGTTGCTGTTGCAAAAGAAACTGCAACTAATGCTGATCTAATTTCTCAAGTAATTTCAAAAAAAAAATAGGTATGTAAGGTCATGGAGGCTGCTTAATCGCAGTCTCTGTGGCTGTAAGAGCTTAATTTTTTGTAAAGTTTTTTAAGATTTGTTCTAATTCAGTATTAAAACGAATTAAAGCTTGTACTGATTTCATAAACAATACATTTTTGTTATGAAGTTTTGCAACAGGAGTTGCTGCTTTAATATTAGCTGTCATATCGTCTGAAAGCTTTTTAAATTTATTTATAAGATCTTTACTAAATACTCCAAGATAATCGTTACCTTCTCTTATTACTTGGTTCTCTTTTTTTAACTGCTCATTATCTTTATTCAATTTATCAATAACTTGATGCAGCTTGCCATTTATATTTTTATGATGACTTTCTAAGTTTTTGAGCTCAGATAATTCTTTTTCTAATTTTTCAATATTATTATGCAAAGAAGAAATAATCTTTTGGTGCTCTTTATCTAATATTACTTTTTCTTTAATCTTTGTCTTTAATATCTCTGTGTTCATCAGCATCAGGTAATTGTTCATCCATAACTAAGTCATACATTCCATTAGGATTTTCTATGAAAGCTATTTCTTTTTTAGTTTCTTTAATTATTTCTTTGCAATGGTCCTTAGCTTGTTCAAGGACTGTTGTTAAATTAGGAAAGTTAGAAGGATATACTCCATAAATATATAAATCATTTATTGCAGCAGCCACTCTGGCTAATCCTTGGTATCTTCTTTTTAATCTTTGTATCTTGCCATCATAAGGCAAATCATGTGGAATATTAGTCATTATCTTTTTTCCATTTAGTGTTATTAATTTTAAGTTCTAAATTCTTAACTTCCTGGGAGACAGGATTTGTGCCTTCAGCTGCATCTTCCTCATTAGAAAATACTTCTTCCATCACAAAGCTTGCCTCTCCTGTTGTTGTTTTAATAATCTTTGACATGTGTTCTTGTAAGTTTTTTTATGTACTCTTCTTTCTCTTTTAGCATTTGAGACATTTCAACAATTTCTTTTTTTAAGTTGTTGTATTGTTTCTCAGAGACATCAGGTATTTTTAGTTCTTGAGGTAGAGTTACACTTTCAACTACATTGCCTTTATTTCTAGTGCTTTGTAATTTTGGCATGTTGTCTGTTAAACCAACAGCAATAAGTTCTCTGCTATTTAAACCTTTTGGAGTATGCCAAAGAGTAATCATAAATTTACAATCAGCATCTGGATAATCTTGCCTTTCAATATCAATATGAAATTGTTCTGATTTATAAATTGCCATTTGTTCCTCCTTTATTAATAGTTTCATACTGCCAATGCCTTTCTAAAACTTGATTGCTCTTAGTCATGTCATGGATATAACTTGGATTTACTAAGTCATCGCATTTAACTTTAAAAAAATCTGATAACTGAACTAATCTGTATGAACATGGAACATTTAATCCATTTTCATATTTATTTATTTGTTGGTGTGTAATACCAAGATGATCAGCAACTACTTTTTGAGGCATGAATGTTGCTCTGTTTAATCTTAAAAATCTAAGATTGCCTCCTATCATCTTTGCAAATCTTTCTGTATCTGCTGTTTTATGCCTTGTCATTGTTAGCCTCCATAAACTTTGCAATGTCTTGATTAATTATTTGAACATCAATGTCAGGAGATCCTTCAGTTGTTGCTTTAAAACAAGCATCAGGCATCTGCTGAAATTTAGATTGTAAATTTAAAAAGAAACAATTTTTATTATCTCTCTTTTTTATATACCAGGCTGTGTTGTCCAATCGTCTAAATGGACCAGTAGCTGGATCTAAAAATTGCTTTTTGCTCATAGAACAAAAGCTTTTTCTTTTCCTCATAGGAAATCCTCCTCTATATATTTGTTACGTTTGATTTGAGTTGCAAGAACACTAATTAGTCTTGCAGCTATTGTTGGGGGAAACTCTATTGTTTCACCATGATTTGAAAGCATTTCAATTTCAACATCAATTAGAGGAAGTTGATCAAAATTTTTTTGTTCCATCTTCATTGCTATTGTCTGTATTAATTTTTCATTTTCAGTTTTTTGTTGTAATAACTGTTCGTTTTCTTTTTTGTTAGGAAATTTCAAAATATTTGTATGAATATTAATCATTTGGCTGAGGTCTTTTTCTGTACTCATCTTTTAAATATTTTTTATATTGCTTCCTAAATTGTTCATCTTTATTCCAGGTCGATTTGTTTGCCAGTTCTTGGTTTAGTTTCCATTCCCAGTAAGGCATCGGTATCAATCTCTTCTGATTTTTCTTTGTGCATGTCATGTGCTTGTACTATGTAGGCAAGAGCATCATCATAAGTATCTGCTTTGAATTTATGTGTTGCTCTAATTAATTTTGCTTGAGCATAAAGCAATGGAACAATCCATCCTGGAATGTCTTGCTTTAAATATTTATCTAAGATGATGGACCAAGCAGACGCAATTTTTTTCATGTTGCGATTGAATGATCCATAATCATCTTGTCTGGATTTTTCTAATTGCTCTAATCTTCTATTGAGATTTCTTTTTGGCATTAGATGCAAAATCCTTATGAGCTTTTTGAATATAGAACTCAACTGTCTTAGACATTGAGATTGGCAGCTCAAATTTTTTCTGGGAAAGCTCTTCCAACAGATGGTATGTCTTAATGTTGATTGCCACAGATTTAAATTTGTCTGGGTTCATAGTTAAGCCTCCAACTCAGAAGGATTAAAGCTTGTATCAGCAGCTGTTGCACCATCAGCATCAGCCTTCTCTACTCTATAAAAAGTATAGAACTCTGTTCCTTCAGCCATCTTGCCTTTGCCACTAGCTTTTTGTTTGTAAGCACCGAAACGATGTTTAACTCCATCAACAACAATAGTTCCTGACATATCGTAAGATTGAGGAGATTTTTTATTTGTT